GATAAGGTGGGTGTTTCTTTGCAACATACTCAAAGTGTTCTATCAACTCTTTTTCTTCCTCTGGTTTTTCTGATATATGAAAATGTCTAAATTTTTCAAACTCGTTATTAACTTCTTTAGTGAACATTGTTTAAAAACTCCTCTACTTTTTTTAAGTCTTCGATTGTATCTACGGATAGACCTTCATCTTCTACTTCGACCATATTGACTGCATAACCATTTTCAATGTATCTTAACATCTCTACTGATTCTGCCTTTTCATTATCACCTACTAATAGATTGGGAAATATATCTAACATGTGTCTATCAAAACAGTATAGACCTAGTTGTTGTTTAAAAGGTGGTGATTCTTTTTGTTGATAAGGTATAGGTAATCTTGAATAGTATATTGCATTACTGTTCATATCAGTTATAACTTTTACTACATTTTTATCTATTAGTTTGTCATCATTGTTTACATAGACATATGCATTTGATACACCATTACGATGTTCACTTATCAGTCTATCTACTGCATCTGGATTGAGAAGTGGTTCATCACCTTGAATGTTTACGAAGATATCACCGTCTAAAAGCTCGAGTGCTTTCGCACATCGGTCTGTTCCACTTCGCACATTCTCTTCTACTACAATACACCTCATACCATTCTTTGAACAGTAGTCAACTATTCTATCATCGTCTGTAAGAACAACAACAGTATCTAATTGTTCAACTTGACACGCTAAATCATAGACTCTTTGTATCATAGGAATACCGTTAATAGGTGCTAAGGGTTTGCCTTCAAATCTTGTCGAAGACCATCTTGCAGGTATTAGGCCTACTTTGAGATTAGTTGTTTTATCTGGTCTACTGAGTGTTCGCATTTCACATTTCCATATCCATAAGTTGCGTGTATAAAGTCTATGCCTGCTCTTTCAGATGCCCAATAGTCTACTTGCATGTCGCCAATATAGACTGCATCTTGTGGGTCTACATTTAACATTGCAAGACAAAACAATATCTGGTCAGGTGCAGGTTTACCTCTAAGACCAGACTTAGGACTTACTACAGAATCAAACTCAACATCAAGTTTATTCAATATAAGTTTAGTTCTTTCAATAGTCTTTGATGTGACTATTGCAATTTTGTGTTTCTTCTTTAGTTCTTTAAGTGTATCTTCGACATCATCATAAAATTCAAGACAATGTTCCATAAGTTCGATAGATGCTTTATCATATGTGTGTTTAATTGCATCGTGGTTGTCTTCTATGCCGATTGTTTTTAGAATATCTTTAAATGGCATGCCAATGCACTTAAAATATTCATCAAATGACTGAGTTAGTTTATGTTCTAACTCACATATCTGCCATGCTTGTTTCATCATGTGTTTCGAGTCGATTAGAACTCCGTCTAAATCGAAAATATATGCTTTTTTCACTTTTTAGGTACTAAATGTTCCTCTGTTAATATTCTAAAACCTAGTTTCCTATCATTACAATACTCTTCAGCCGCTTTAAACTTAGCTTGATTAATTATATAGGTGTTCACTTCATTAAGGTATCGTTTAGTTTTTCGTTTTGGCTCTTTTGGCGGGCTAAGATACTTCTTAGGTTTCACTTCTATGAGTTCACGAATAATTTTTCCGCTACTATTCTTATATTTTACAAAAAAATCAGGAAAATATCTATGGACTTTTCTATCTAAAGGTGATTTATAGGGTATTATTACTTCTTCACTTCCCCATTCGAGTATATTAGGGTTATCATCGCAATAAACCATGAATCTTCTCTCCCAAAGCGACCTATAAAACACTTTTGTAGGGTCTCCTTTGTATTTTTTGTAATTCTTCGGTTTGAACCTTCCACTATATGACATAAATAACTGTATCAATCTTAATAACAGGACTATTTATGGCGTATATAGATAAACTAATCAACAAATTCAATAAGGCGAAACAGGCCATCAACAGTTTAAAAGGTATTCAAAGTAAAATACAATCGATTAATTATACCACCGCTATGGATGCTTTAGGTGAAGCACAAAATGAGGCACAAACATTACTAGATGCAAGAAGAACAAGTTTGCAGAGTAATTTAGGTGTTAATGCAATAGGAAAAAACTATAATGAAAGAACACCTAAAGAGACGATGCCACAATTAATATATCCTTTTCATGATGAATTAACAAATTATATGTTATTTAAAATTAGACCTAGAAGAGATAGAGGCGGAGGTCGAGCTGATGTGCATAAAGAAAGAAGTATTGCACTTTATGTTCCTGATGCCCTTATATCTCAATCAGCTGTGACTTATCAGGCAGATGGCGTAAGTCCTATGGCAAGAGCATTAAATGAAGTTGTAGAGACTTTTAAAAAAGGTGGTGCAGGAGACGGATTCGCTCAATTAGGAGAACAACTTAATAAACAGGCCACAAAATTTATTCAACAAACTGCTAATACTTTCTCAGGTGGTTTAACAAATTTAAGAGAGGGTCGTGCTGTCAATCCACAACAAGAACAATTACTCAATGGTATTCCTTTTAGGTCATGGGATTTCACATTTGACTTTTGGCCCAAATCAAGTGAAGAAGCAGAGAAAGTAAATCAAATTATATACACATTTAGAAGTTCTATGTTACCAGATGCATACTCTGAGGGATTAGGAGCAGTATTTGGTTTTGATGCTGATAAACAAGAACAACAAACAGAAGAGGCAACTTATAGAGATGATACAACTTTTATTGGTCGAGAAGTTGAAGTCAGAGATATAGAAGTAGAAACTAATCCTTCTTATTTTAATTACCCTAATGTATTTGATATATCTTTTGAAGGACCATTAGGAGGTAAGATTGATGGTTTCTTGCCCGCTGTTTGCACAAATGCACAAGTAGATTATACAGGTGGTCAAAAGTTTTCAACATTTGCAGATGGTCAACCAATTCATATTCAATTAACACTTAACTTCTTAGAAATCAAAACTATGACTCTTGGTAACTATCAGGCTATTAGAGCAGGCGGCACAGGAGTTCAAGATGATTCATCGTTGATAGATAGACAAAGTAGAAATGCAGGTCTTTATAATGAAGAGGTGCAAGCAGGTCGTGGTGATTAATTATGGCAGATAAATTCTTTACAAACTTTCCAGAAATACAATATCAGATGGATGACGGTAAAGTCATTTTCATCAAAGATTTTTTTCGTAAATCTAAAATAGAACAAGATGCATTATCTTCTATTATTAATTATACAACTTATGAGATAGCAGATGGTGATAGACCAGATGTAGTTTCAACAAAGTTATATGGCAGTCCACATTTACATTGGACATTTTATCTAGTAAATGATTTTGAAAACTATTATGATTGGCATAAAGACCAAAACACATTTGAGAGATATATAGATAAAAAATATCCAGGACAAATTGCAATCGCAAATGCATCAACAGATATAGTTGCCAGAAAAACTGGCGCATCTGATTCAGCAAATAAATTTTTATTAGGTGAGAAAGTGACAAGTGCATCAGGAACAGGCAGAGTTATATTAGTTGAACCCGAAAAGAAAAGAATTGCAATAGACGGAGAAGGATTTGTTGCAAGTGAAACAATAACAGGTGCAGTATCAACCAAATCTTTTACACCAACATCGGTAATAAATCATAGAGATGGTGTATCATATTATAAGAATGGGAATCTAAAAAAGAATCAAGAGTCATCGGGCTATACATCGGTAACTTTATATGATGAAGAATTTGAAAAAAACGAGGCAAAGAGAAAAATCAAAATCATCTCACCAAACATTATCAGCAATGTTGTAAGACGATTTGAACAAGTAATGAAATCATGACAGTCAATGTTCAACAAGGCGAACTTGTTGTTGACTCACTATCAATAGTTAATTCAGAAAAAGAATCTGTTGATATATTAGGGTTGTGCAACAATATCACAATATTTGAAGGAATAGATAAACATTTTTTATCTGGTCGTATCACTATAGTTGATGGTCTTAATATATTAAAAAATTATAAACTCTCAGGTCAAGAATCTCTCACAATCAAAGTAAGACAAGTAGAAGGACAAGGTGAGTTTTCTCAACCAGAATTTTCTATAGATAAAGTTTTTAGAGTCTATAGTGTGACAGATGTAAATAGAAATAATCAAAATATTCAAACATATGTCTTACATTTTATAGACCCAAAATTTTTCACATGTCATAAGACAACATTGAGTAAAACTCTTCGTGGCACATATTCAGGAATGTTATTAAAAGTATTACAAGAAAACGCTGGATTTAAAAAATTACCAAAGACTGCATTTGATAAATGGGACGAATCTTATCCTGAACACAATCAGTTTATAGTTCCTAATTGGAATATAAATAAGTTTATAAAATTTGTTTGTGATACAGCAGAATTTAAAGGTAATAAAACATTTAAAAATAGTATGTTCTTTTATCAGACATTAAATGGTCAGTTTAGGTTTGATAGTTTTCAGAGTATGACATCAAGAGAGTTTCCTTTGAGATTTTCATTTATGCCTAGAAATAATGTAGACCAAACAGATGAAGATATTAATAAACCTGGTTCTGGTTTAAATACACAAATACTAAATTATAAAGTACCACAAAGATTTAATACTATGAAAGGTTTAGTTAATGGTGCATATGCATCTAAACTAAAAACTTATGACCCTGTTAGAAAATTAGAAGAAGAAACAATATATTCTATATCAGATGTTTTTAGTAGAGGTAATGAAGATGGTCATGTGTCTTCTCACCCTATGATAAGACCATCAGATTACGAAACTACATTTAAAGCAAGTGAGTTAGTTTCATCTACACAAAGTCCAGATATATCAGAAGAGTTTGTAGATTTGCCACCAGACCAATCATATGATTCAAAAATATTATACAGAGTGAATATGACTAATTCTTTTTCAGATGAGGCAAAGTTAGTCGATGCATCAGAGGGTAAACAAATCACACAACAACAAGGACAAGAATATAGAGACTCAGGAGATTTAGAAAGACAGGCATTGTTATCAATGTTTGAACAAAGTTTATTAAGTGCGACTATACCGTTTAGAAGTGATATATCTGTAGGCACAGTTGTTAATTTAGATATACCAACACCAGAAGTCAAGACTGATTCTTCACCTCCTGATAAGATGATGGACGGAAGATATTTAATAGGTAAGATTACTTACAGTATATCGCCGTTAGAAAGTTTCGGCACAGTCACGATGCAATGTATAAAAGAAAGTTATGGCGTAGACTTGAAATCGTATCAACCAAAAGAAGACGATAATATTGGACCAGAAAAATCATGATAGATTATTGTTATGGCATAGTAGAAGATAGAAATGACCCATTGAAGATTGGTCGTGTAAGAGTTCGTGTTCACGGATATCATACAGATAATAAGGGTGATATTTCAACACCAGACTTACCTTGGTCTCATGTTATCATGCCGGCATCTACTGCTGGTCTAGGTGGGTTTGGTAATCAACATAATTTAGTAGAAGGCACAACAGTCTTTGGTTTTTTTAGAGATGGTGACATGCAAGACTTTGTTGTCATAGGTGTTCAACAAGGTATATCACAACAAGGTTATAAAGAAACAATCACAGATGAACTTTTATTAAGAAGTGTAGATAAAGGATTCAATGACCCAAGAAGAAAAACTCAGGCAGAATATTCAGGCACACATGATGGTTTAAATCCACCAAGTGCGCCCAATAGACCAAACGAACTTACTTCATCATTAGATACTGCACCTCATTTACTAAAAAATCCAAACATCAAATATGATGGCACAGGTTCAGTTAGAGAAGAGTTTACAGAGGCAGACAAAACATTACCATATTATCCTTTAGTTAAAGATGCAACAGACTTAAATGTATTTACAACAGGTGATGCGAAGTATGATTCTAGAGATATGAGTTCAATTATTGATGGTGCTAAATCAAATGCAACACCATTATACCCATACAACAAAGCACATTATACTGAATCAGGTCACATAGTAGAATTAGATGATACTAGAGACAACGAGAGAATATCAGTAGAACATAGAACAGGAACATTTTACGAAATAGATAAAGACGGTAATGAAATTCATAG